TTTAAAAGAAAGTTTAAAAATAATCCATAAAAGAAAAGATAGGAAAAAAATAAAATGGAAAGTTTAGCAGATCAATTAATAAGGCATGAGGGCATGAAATTAAAACCTTATTTTTGCCCATCAAAAAAATTAACTTTGGGCGCAGGAAGGAACATCGAGGATAATGGCATAACAGAAGATGAAGCCAGATATCTTTTAAAAAATGATATTGAGCGTTCCAGAAAAGAATTAGAAACTTTCTATTGGTTTAATGAATTAGATGAAGTCAGGAAAGATTGCTTAATTAATATGGTATTTAATTTAGGCTTCCCAACCTTTAAAAAATTTGTGGGTTTAATATCTGACCTTGAAGATAAGAATTTTAAAATGGCATCCGCAAATATGCTTGACAGCCGTTGGGCAAAAATGGTTAAGGGCAGGGCGAAAGAATTAGCTGAACAAATGCGAACAGGTGAAAGACAAAATGGATAATGATAAAGATGATCTAATTCCAGACAAACTTGCTTATCAGGTAAATAAAAGACGTATGGCATGGGTTTTGATTATTCTGATGGGAATAACAACCATTGTTACTTTGATTGCTCCACAGCGTTTAGAAAGCGCGGAAAGTATACTTATGACACAGTATATTAGTATGTGTGGATTGGTAGGCGCATATTTTGGTTTTAGTGCTTTGGGCGGTAAAAAATGACGTTTTTTATACCATTAATATTTGTTATGTGGGCAGATAAAAATGAGTGGTATACAGTGCCAATTCCATTGAAGCCTTATTATGAATTAGAAAAATGTGAAAGTGATTTAGAGGTTGTTAAATTAAGCATAATAAAACACCCCAAGTATCGGCAGGGCATTTCAAGTTGTGTTAAATTTAAAGTTGGAGATTTAACTTAATTACTTTTTCTGTTTGAATACCCTTCAACCATCTGGTTAAATTTAATTAAATTAGTTTTAGTAAATTCAAAATCTGGGTTTTTCTGAAAATCTTCTGTCAAGCACCATTGGACTAAGCCATTAAATGTTTTGTCTTTATATGTAGTAGCTTTAAACTTTTGTGCTTGGAATCCTAAAGCCATTAATGAAGATCCAGTTTCATTAGGTTGGGTGTAAGTAATTATAGCTTTATAACCCATAGCAAAACACACTGTAACAGCTTTGCTTAATAAAAAACTAGCCACATTTTTACAGCCATCTTTTACAACAAGCCTACGAATTTCAATATGATTCCTTCTTTGTGACCATGCATGACTTGAACAAGTATCAACTGTCACTAGACCAAGCAAATCATCTTCAATAACCATTGGAGATATATATTTAGATTTATCATATGCACCAATAGTAAACTTATGTCTTTTTAATGGTTTACTGTGTCTATGATATAGTTCAGTAAAAATTTTAGCTTCACTAAGTTTCAATCTAATTGTATCAAGTTTCATTTTAATCGCCTTGCAATAACTTAATTAATAATTGATTTAATTTCTTGTTTAATTTCATACATATATTTTTGTCTTAAAACTTCTACAAATTCTTTATTAAAATAAAAACCTGTAGAACCATCCCCCTTACCAAATCTTTTGATAACAGTTAATTCTGGAACTCTTTCTTCATAATAAAGTTCCAGTTTTTCCGCTTGTTCTTCATTAATATCCAAAACAATATTTATATCAAATCTTAATTTTGTCATTTAACTTGCCCCCACTTCCATTAACTGGCATTCTTCACTTTCTAACTGATACTCAGAATGATTTTGACAATTATCTGTGAAAAGAACATCAACATCTAAACTTTCTATATAATCGTCAATAAATTGATTATAAAATTCTTCTTCTGACGTATCTATTTTACTTTCGTCAATCTCACCTTTATCGTCATCAAAGAAATTCATTTCAAGAAATTCCTGATAATCATATTGAGTATCATCCACCCAACTTTTTAAATCAGCAAAATCTATATCAATGTTAATGTCATAAATTTTAACATCAGTTTTGCATATTTTTAAATTGTAATTCACTTACTTTCTCCCTATTCTGGTGGCGAACTTGCAAGATTATCTAGTTTAGCAATTCTTTCACTAGAAAGATGTTTACTATATATAGTAAAATCTGATGGAAAGGTGTTAAAGCAAATTAAACCATCACTCAATTGAAATTCCTTACTTTCATCACTTTGCCAAATTTTAATAATATTTTCTCCAGTTGAAGTATCGACATAAACAGTTAAACCATTATCTAATTCTATGTATGCTGACTTTTTAGTTCTTTGATCTATTTTCATTTACTTTCTCCCTTGTCCATAGTCTTTTATTAGGTTTGCTACCAGTATCATCAGACCAATTTTGAATTTGCTCAAATATATCTTCTTGGCTAGGTTCGTTTAGCTTTTCAAATTCTTCAATTAGCATTTTCTTTTGTTCGTTATTTAATTTCATTTACTTTCTCCCAAAAATGGATCACCTCTAAATCCATTTATTCTTAATGCTTTATCAAAAATATTTTCTATTCTTTCATATTTATTCTGCAAATTTCTTCTTACATCTGGATCATTTGGATAATCCTCTGGTAAGGTAACTTTAGCTTTTTCTAATAAATATTCTAAAGTTTCAACCTGACTTTCAGTTAATTTTACAATCATTTACTTTCTCCCTTAATCCATAAAATATCTTTTTTAGAAATTCCAAATCTTATTTGAGAATTGATAGCAGTTTGATTGTCTTTACATACTGTCAAGAATACTTGACCATTTTTTTTATACTCACCAAAAACATGAACTCTTAATCCATTTTTACGACTTTCTTCTGTGCCACCAAACCATAATGCTTTATTATAATGTGTCATCATTTAACCCTCTCACAAGTTATTTATACTTATAATATAGCATTAACCATAGGTTAATACAAGTGTTTATTTGTAAATAATAGCAAATAGTTGTAAAATACATCTAAATTATTCTAAAATAGGAGTTTTTTATGTTCAATACGTTAAGCGTTATAGGACAAATAGCCACCACCTTTCTTGAAGGTAGGGTAGCAAAACAAAAAGGTGAGAATCAAATAAAACTTGCAGAAGCTGAAGCCAAAGCAAAAATCCTGAGTTCTGAGTCAGATTGGGAAAGAATTATGGCAAACAATCAGGCAGGATCTTATAAGGATGAATGGTTAGTCCTGCTTTTTTCAATTCCATTAATACTTTCATTCTGCGGTGACACTGGCAGGGAGATTGTTGCTAATGGATTTGAAGCATTAGAAAAAATGCCAGTATGGTATCAGGCAGGATTAGGCGCAATAATTTCTAGCAGTTTTGCCATTAGAGGAATAGCAAAATTCTATAAAAAATAAGTGCCGACTTTTTTGTCGGCACAAGGGTGTTAACCCACTGAAACTAATCTTTTTTCATGGCGGAGGGAGGGGTAGAAAAAATATTTAATTTCAATGGGTTATTATGGTCTGTCAACGACACTTGCGACAGATACGACTAAAGCGACTTTCCTTTATAAAAGCTATCAGTAAATGCTGTTGCATTATGTCTAGTTGCTTGCGGTAATTTAGCATAATGTTTTTCAGTAATTTTAATAGAAGAGTGTGCAAGCTGATAACTTATTTCAATCATCGGTACACCATTTTGCAATGCTCTGGATGACCATGTAGTTCTTAAATCATGGAATGTAAAATCTTCTATGCCAGATTTATTTCTAACTCTTAAAAAATCATTATAAAAGTTTGTTACAGGCTTACCATTTTTTTCTATAATATAACCGCTTTGGCTACTCAAATATGCTTCTTTTAATTCTTTAGCAATAAAATCTTGTATTTCACAAATTGATCTACCTTTTAATTTACCTTTAGGCTTACCATAATTAAAATCAATTTTATTACTTTCAAATCTAACACCGCCTTTTTTAAGATCCAGAATTGCCCCAAGTCTTTGCGCTGTAGTTAAAGCCAGACCAAAAGTTAATTTAACATAAAGCGGTTCATCTTTTAAAGCATTAAGTAAAAGTTCTTCTTCAAAATTTTCTAACCATCTTAGTCTTGGATTATCTTCTTTTTCTACTTCCACGTTGTAAGGCATTTGTTTTAATAGCCTGCCACTTTTTTTACTAACCGCCCAATTTAAAGATGCTTTTAATACAGATAAATCTCTGGCAATACCATTCTGACTTATTCCTTCTATTTGCCTTTGAGTGGTAAAATTATCAATTGCTTCTTCCAAATCGTAAGGATTAGCATTTTCAAAATATTTTAATAATATTTTTTCATGTGATAATGTTTTTTTCTGGCTTTGTAATGTAGCTTGCCTTTTATGTAAGTCATAACAATATTTGCCAATTATTTCACCGCAGGAAATTGTTTCAAGTGGCGCATGACCTTTTTTAAAAGCGTTAAAAATATTAGTGGCAATTAATTCATCTTCTGTGCCAGTGCTAAATTCTTTATTTTTACCCTGTGCATCTTTCCAAGTGATAAGCCAATTCTTCTTCTTGCCTTTAGGTCTTTTGTATAGTCTAAATTTATGCATTCTCCATTCCTCTCGCTTGCAAGTACAAAATCAATAGGTATTCGGTAAAGAGGTTTTGTTTCTGTACCTGCATTAAAAGATTTAATTAACCCTGATTTACATCTACGTTGTACTGTTCTTGTAGATATAGACCACCTCTCACCTAACTCTTTAACTGTCAGTTTATTACCTGACATAAACTATTCTCCTAGCTTGCGCTTCTGTCAATCCATATTCTTTTGCCAAATCTAAAATGCCAAATCTTTGCGATGATTTACGACACTCAAGACATTTGCCTTTATTTTCGTTATAATATTTTTGAATTTCTTTTACTTTTTTTTCACTGAAGCTAGTCATTTTATTCTATAAACCCTATATTCTTGATCTGATATTTTTCTAAAGCTAGAAGTTTTTCCTTCTTTCCTTAAAAGCCTGCATACATATTTTGCCCTGCCTTGTAGCTGTTTATTAGTCTTTGCAAAATCGTCAGGAGTTAAAGAAATAAATTCATTCACCTTTATTTGCTTTGCCAACTTGGTGTAGTCTTTATTTTTTTTCTGCGCTTCTGGAATAAGATCAAAGGGCATCCCAGATCTGTTCCATTCTTTTAAGTCTTGCGCTTGTTTTAGCGACACAATCGTTGGAACATATGTCATAATATTTTCCTTCATCGCCACCACTGAGGTAAATGACCATTGCCCCATTACCCCAGATAAAATCTTTGCCACATTCTTCACATTTACCCCACTGCGGTGTTTCTGTTGGTCTTGTTTTTGCCCATTTTTTCTTCTTCATAATTAATTAATGCCTTTAAATACCACTGACTTTTTTTAAGATCTTCCACGCCATTTTTCTGTTTATAACGCCAGACATATTTAATAATATTGCCTTGACAATAATCGGAAAAACCATCACCAGTTGCTGATTTAATTGCTTCAATACATTCCACTGCACTTTGAGTGTAATGGCTTGGAGAATTTACGTTATCATTAGCCATTTTTTACCACTGGATCTTTCGCAAATCTTACATCATCAGGTTCTGCATTAAGTTCATTCCTAGACCATTTTAATCTTTCAATTCCATAAGGAGTTAACAAAGGCGCTAGGCAACTTGATTCAGTTTTTACCAAACCCTTAACCCATAATTTATTAAAAATCTTTTTATCAACTGGCTCACCATAGCTAACCGCATCAGGATCTGAGTCAGGCTTGTAGATAGCATTCATGCACCTAATTTCCTGCTCTGATAATATATACTGCTTATTAATGCGCAGGTTTTGATTAGGTGTTGCACTGGCATCTGATAAAGATATCTTTTTGCTTTTACAGGTTACAGGATCAAAATGGGATTTCGTCATCTAAATCTTCCTCTTTCTTTTTTTGATCTTTTACTTCAGTTTTTTTTTCTGGAGCAGGAGCATTACCATCTAACCATTTTGCCTGTTGCTCAGAAGAAGCCTTTACAACTTTACCTGCAACCCAACCATCATCATTTTTGTTTTTAAGATTAACAAAATATAATTGACCATTAAGCATCATTTTACCGCGCCTATCGTCATGCCAATCTTCTTCTTTAAAATTATTATTATTAATAGTAATGGTGCTGTCATCCTTACCATATCTTACTATTGGTTTATCATCGTTCATGCTGTTGCTCCTTCTAATAGTTCAGCTTTTCTTAGACTAAATTTATTAATAACATCTGGATATTTTTTAATATCATCATCATTGTCTTGATATTTTTTTGCTGTTACATTCATTAGCTTTTTTAATGAAGCCTGATCCTCACATTCAGCAATATCTTTATCAATACCTGTTAAATTAGCACCATCAACAGAAATGGAGAAATCTGATGATGATGCTTCCTTCTTCTTGATGGGCGGTGAGAGGGAATTGCCATTAGAAGAAGTATTCTTTAATTGATTGCCATCATTATCTATATCAGCAATGCCAAATATTTTGATTAATGCATAACGTCTGGCATATGTGTCAGCACTGCCAAACCTTTGCATAGGTGTATTTTTAGTATCCATTAATATAGGGGTAATACAGGCATCTGTAGAACTGCCATCAATATGTACAACCCTTGTAAGTAGCAGTGGATAATCTACTTCTTTATCTACTAAATTTCTTTGATCTAAATATAAATTATAATGAGGTAAACCAGATAAAACTTCTAATACATCCTCTAATGTTGAATATTGACTTCCAGTACCAAATGCTTTGTTTATGCCTGACTTTGCAACTTTTGGCATAGTCTTTTTAAATTCTACTAACGCTTTATATACTTGACCTATCTCAGTCATCTAACACCTCTATTTTCTTTCTGTTATTTTTACTTACTGATATTTTGATGCCATCACCAAAAGCCATTGATGAATTTTTTGGCACTAAATCTTTTAATGATTTTTCTGCTTCCAAGCATGATTGCTTTGCACCATATGTTTGCAACCAAACTTCTGAATGCCTTTTCCAATTAAGCCTAGCTTTTGTTTTAGACATATCTACAGGAACTTTATCTTCAGTTGGAGTAGGCGGTTCTTGAAAGTCTGGAATATTGTAGGGTATTTGATTTTCCACGCAATACATAAAGTCTTTAGCTAATTCTATAAGACTTTCCTGATAATCTTTATCTATTTTAACCTCATGGAAAGTTGGCTCATTACCGCCCCTGATAATTGACAGGATGCCATAAGGAACTGGTCTGCCTGTATGTTCCTCTAGCAAATAAGCGTTCCAGTGAAGCTGTGGTGTGTAATACTTTACTAATCTTGGGATTACATCTGCATATTCTTCATCAGCTTTTTTAAAGCCTAAAGTAAACTTGGCATCAAATACTGCCTGTCTATTTTTATAATTACTAATACTGCCATCTAACGTACAGCGCATAAACTTATGCTTGTTCGATGTTAAAACTTTTTGCTGATTAATTATTTCTACCTGATTTTTTAATTCAAACCATGCAATGTTAACATCCTCAGTAACCCAACCCATAACTACTGCCCAAACAGTTGTTAAATCGTCTGGGTTTATATGACCTGACTTTAATGCATATAATCTATCTTGCTTTTCTTCATCATTAGAAGCCAGTACACAAACCTCAGATCCGCCTACTGTTGTTTTGCGTTCCGCTAAAGATTGTTCTGATAATTTAAATTTGGTTAAAAAAGAGGGAATGCTAATTGTCTTAGCATCCCCTGTATTATCCTCATGTGCATAATTATGTGTAATCATGCGTGTATTATTAGGGGTAAATACCTCTAATGTAAACCCCTAATTAATATTTTTTTATAATCTTAATCCAAAAACCTTGTGAATAATAAGTATATCCTCATGTTTATACTCATTAGTAACTTCTGGATTATAAGTTTTTAGAGAAACTTTATGCGAATCGCTTGCAATAAATTCCCTAAAATACCTGACCCCTTTCTCATGTTTAAATTCCACTAATACAAGTGCTTCTGCTTCTGGGGTAGATGTTGGATCAATAACTGCCTTGTAACCTCTAAGAAGTCTAGGCTTCATGTCATCACCTGACACACAGGTAACATATGCATGAACATTGTCCTTTAGTGATGGTACTCGTTCTATCATATCTACTGGTCTTTCTGTCCATTTAATGCCACCGCTTAATTGGGGCGTACCATAAACAGGTAATAACTGGTTGTTATTATCTTTGTGATTGTCAAACTGATCACTGTTTAAAGTTTTAAACCCAATTGTTGCAGTAGCTGTTTCAACTAAACTATCAGCATCAGACATTACCCCACTCTCCATGAAATACTTTTTAAGTGGCATTTCATGAACTCCCAAACGTCTTTTGCCTTTCTCTAATCTTGAATATTCAGATTGTGATATATTTAACAATTCTGCCATATCCTCTTGACTTTTTCTCAAACTGTTTCGTAACGTATACAACTTGTTTGGATAATCCACTTTATTCTCCTTAATTTTCTCAGCAAACTATTATATTTAAACCATTGCCTATGTTGGTTTGTAATGGTTTTTGTTGTCCATAGCATTTTAACTTTTGGTTTATAGCAGTACTTTGCCTGCCATCCCCAAAAACCTATTTGATCAACTAAATCCTTTTTTGGTGGTGCAGTTACTGGGTTAATGAAAATTCTATTTCTTATTGTCTTGGTTGTTCCAGACAAATGCCTTCCATTCATTCCCCTACCATATCTAAACTGCATCCCCCAAGTTAATTTAGTTACTTTTTCAGTAATGTGACTAAAGAGCCTAACTCTATAATCATAGACTAAATATGTGTTCATTATATCTCCTTTCCACTTATTAACTAGAAGTTAATAGAACCATAATACAAATAAAATAGTTTGACAATACCTTTATTAACTCATAGTTTATGCGTAAATAGAGGTTAGTTATGAAATTAAAAGAATATCTAAAAGAAGAAGAAGTATCCCAAAAGTTTTTTTTAGAAATGTTAGCGAATGAAGGAATTAAAATTTCTAAGGTAGCTTTTTGGAAATGGCTGTCAGGTGAAACATATCCAACAGTTGATAAACTATTGGTTATCCAGAAATTGACAGACGATAAAGTCCAAGCGGAAGATTGGGTTGATGGGAAAGTTTAGTAGAGATAAAGGATATAGAACTGAGAATAACATCAGGAAGAAAGCTGATATTCATGGACTTCATGCCTACCGCGTTCCGCTATCAGGCGGTGGAAGTATTAAAGGTGATGTAATTGTGTCCGCCAGAAAAGGTGCTGACGAATGGGTGATGGAAATAAAGTGCAGGGCGGATGGTTTTAAAAACCTTTACAAGTGGAAGGGTGATAACGATGCGCTTGTTATTAAAGCTGATAGGCAATCAGAATTAATACTTATTGATTTAGATGATTTTTTTGAATTATTGCGTAACCAGAAGTGATTGTAAGTTTATCCAAATCTGAAGAAAGTGTATGTAAACAATCTGCTAACGCAAGATACGGCTTTGCAAGAGTTGTAGGATTAAATAATCAAAACGTAGTGAAAAGATCTGATCTTGATTTGCTAGGCATCAGGGGTGAAATGGCTGTTGCTAAGTTATTTGATTTGGATTGGTCAGCAAATACTTTTGGGCATGATGATGGCGTTGATATGTTTTTTGGCGATTGTTCGATTGATGTAAAGACAGGATTTGAAAATGCCAGAATGCTTTTGTTTCGGACACCAGAAAAATTTAGATCTGATGTTGCAGTTTTTTGCAGGCAGTTAAATGAAAGTATTGAGGTTGTTGGGTGGACTAGCAAAGTTGACTTCAAGTTTAGATCTAAAAAAGTAGATCTTGGTCATGGCGATACATGGGGTTTGGAAGATAAAGATTTAAATAACATTGAAGATTTATGGAAAATTCTGAAACAGAAGCAACTAAAAAAGTAGAAAGGTGCATGATTTGTTCGACTGCACTAACTGTAGTCAATGTGCATGGGCATTATCAATGCGTAACCTGTGGCGCAGTTACTAGCGAATGCTGTAATGGTGAAAGGGCAGATAATGATCAAAAGGTCTAAGCATACATCTGACTACACTGTCATTCCAAACGCGATAATGGAAGATAAAGATTTAAGCTGTGAATGTTTAGGTATGCTGACGTATTTAATAGGCAAGCCTAGTAATTGGAAGATACAGGCTGAGTTTCTGGGCAAGCGTTTTGGATGGGGCAAGACCAAGGTTTATACAATATTAAAGAAGCTGATCGATGCAGGTTATGTTACTCGCAAGGCTAACATTGTTAATGGTTTGAAGCGCGGTTCTGAATATACAGTATATGATACAAAACTGGCAGAAAATCCCCATTGTTCGCAAACACGAACATCCGATGCCCCCATTGTTCGCGAGAGCGAACGCATAATAAGTAATAATAACCTAAGTTATATCTATAAAGAAAAAATATATAAAAAAGAAAGTGAGTATGAAAAACAGTTTGAAGAATTTAAATCAGAATATCCAAGATCTAATAAAAGAAGCACATGGGTAGGCGGTACAAAGATCTATGAAAAGTTTAAAAAGGTATTAAATAAAGAATTATCTTTTGATGCCTTAATGAAAGGCTTGCGCCTGTACAAGCAAGACCAGACTGTAAAAGATGGCTACGCTAAAAATGTACTGACATGGCTTAATCAGGAAGGGTGGAGTTATGAACCGCCAGAAACTTTGCAGGTTATACCATTTTCTATTAAGCAGGATGATAGCTTTGTTTTAAAGCAGTGGCATGAACAGGGAAAGGAATGGTTTAGGGAGCATTTAAAACGCAGGCATGACCAAACACTGCGTGAGTTAATTGCAGAAGGGAAGATAACCCAAGAGGAATATGACAATGCCTAAGAAGAAGAAGCAAGCTGAAATAGATGTTCTTCCGACTTATGAACGCACTCAGCATAACACTATCGAAGAAAGAACAGGCAAGGGCGGAAAGAGAAAGAGGATTGTTGTTGATGGCACTGCACTGGATTATTATATCAGGAATAATATCATTACTAAAGAGCAGTATGCAGTCGGTCTAAGGCTTTACACTTTATGGCGTATAGCAGGCTTGGAGAAGTCTATAACAATGAGATGGGATTTATTACCTTCTGGGCATTCAGAAAATGGCACTGACAGGTCTGCAATCGCGAGAAAGGATTTGCAGATATTGTCTAGAGAAATGGGGCAGGAGATATTCAAGGTTGTTGAGAATGTCTGTTGCTACAATATGATGGCAACTGAATGGGCAGAGAATGTAGGAAGATCTAAGCGTAGTGCAATTGATATACTACGCTTTTGTCTTGATGCATTGGAGAATGCTTTTGGCAGGGTAGCTGAGTTAAGAAAGAAGAAGGTAGATGCAAAGTAATATCATACAGCTAACACAGAAATGCAGTAAAAGACTTTCCCACCATTTCATTCTTTGGAATACAGTGCGGTGATGTATCCTGCCTATGGATCTGTCTGATGGATCTGGAGTTGCTTTCGCTATGTGCTTTAACAATAGCTTTTTTGTTGTTTCATCTGTTAGCATAATAACCTCTAAATACTTTTAGTAACAAATAAGATATACTAACTATGAGTTAATATGTCAAATTATTTGTATTTAGGTGTTGACTAAGCGCGCGCAGTAGTTTATCTATATTTCTATCATAGAAATAATAGGCATTATTTTTATACATATTTCCTCCCAAGAAATATAACTATGAATGGTTAGTATAACTGGGGTAAAGTTTAGAGATATTCTTTACCCCTTTTTTTTATGGATAAATAAATGGCAAGAGCTAAGACATTTCAACAGGCAATGCAGAATGAGTTCCTCAAAAGAATAGGTGAGGGTAGGAGTGCGCGATCTGTTTGCACTGATGATGATATGCCAAGTTGGTCACAGGTTAGCAGGGAGTTAAATCAGAATACTCAGTTCGCAGGTGCTTACTCATTAGCTATGGAAAGTAGAGGGCAGGTTTACGCAGATAAGATCAGCGAGATAATAGATCAGGTTGTAAATGGTACGCTTGATGCTAATGCAGGTAGAGTTGCAATAGATGGATTGAAATGGGT